CGATCGCGACGCCGTCGATGTCTGCTCTCTTGGCCTGTGCTCCGATGGCGTAGTTGCCTCTGGTGTCTTTGCTTTTGGTCACATGATCAATCGTCAAAATGCAGGCGTTCTCCATCCGAAGTGGGCGAAGGATGAGCTGCGAGAATGTGGTGGCGTCCTTGTTCTTCTCTAAGTCGAGGCCGAGCAGGTTCATCGCTGCGTTGACGCCGTCGATGACGATCAGGGATGGTTTGTGGATTTGGATTTCGCTTTGGATAACTTCGACGATGCCGCGTGTGATTCCTTCGTCTGGGTTTGCATATCTGAAGTGGCGCAGCCCTGTTGCTGGAACTCCCATCGTCTTTAGCCGTCCTCTGATTCCGCGAGCGCTGTCTTCAAAGTCTAAATAAAAGACGCAGTGGCCCTTCTCTAATTCTTGGCGAACGGCTTCGATTGCGATCCATGTCTTGCCGCTTTCGCTCTCACCGAAGATGGCGTTTATCTTGTTTGCATAAAGGATGTGATTGCCGTCTTCGCGTTTAAGAATCGACGGCCCTGGTTCGTCTTCGAGCTGCATGTCGGTGATGTCTTGTGGGATCCATGAGCTCGTTGCGATCTCTTCGTTCTCATCGTGAAGCTGCACGTGGCTCGGATTGTGGGCTTCTATCTGCTGCCAATCGGTTCGCAGTTCTCGGGATGCTCCGAAGCCCTGCGATCGCAAATGAGCCGCTGCTGCTCGGTAGTCACCTTTGTGTTCGATGTGGGTGTAGGCGGCGAACTTTGAATAACTGCTCTGTGCATCGAATATTGTTGACGTGCTGAAAACAAAGAGTTTGCCGTTGCCGTTGAAGTTCGTCGTCGCCGATATGCCTTCGGACTTGCCGGGACGACGCCATGCTGTGGCTTCGCCCTTGCTGTAAACCTTGCTCCATCCAAGCGGTTCGAGAATCGATTCCCAAGTAACGGTTTCGTTGTAGGCATCGCCCGGTGTCTCTTGGCCATCTTTGCGTGGCTTTGTCTCTTCTTCAATCCATTCGGCCTTTGGCACTTCGTCGTAAAGGGCAAAGTATTGGTGAATAATCTGGCGCTCTGCGATCGTGAATGTCGGAATGTTCTCTATGGATCCTGCCGAGATATGCCACGCATTTCCCGATGGATGGCACTTGCCACCCGATGGCGCTGTGATCACGAATCCGCCTTCGCCTCTTGTTTCGGCTAGGCATCCGCCGTCTTCTCCGGCTGCTTGTGCAATCTTCTGGTTGCCTGGAACTTTGCCATCCGAGATCCTATATAACCAATGAATGCCGCCCGACGGAGTTGTCTCCATGTATCCGTTGACGAGCTTTGTCCAAAGGTGGCCATGTTCGCTGCTTTCAAATATCTGTCTAAGTTCGACGTGCAATTTCTTTGCGACGGCTCTGCCTTCGAGCTCGAGCATTTCGAGATTGCCTGATACGGATCCGCAAATGATTCCGACGCCGTCTTGCTTCTTTCCAAACCAACCCATCAATTCTTCGGGTGTCGGTAGCCGCTTCTGGTAAGTCGTCCAGGCTGGCAATCCGGGGCGTTTGGATCCGTCTGCCGCTACTGGAACGGCGCAGATTCCTGCTGCTGCAAATCGCAGCGCTGTCGTAAGAATTGCATCAGCCATTTTTCCCCCACCCACTACCCTTTAGAATTGTTGGAATTGCGCTATATCTTCTTTTCGCATCATCGCCACAGACTGGGCAGACAATTGTTTGTGGTGCTTTGCCCATTGCGTAAGTGCGGTCAAACAAACCATCAAGTTCACATTCAAATGAATAGTCGGGCATTACTCCGCAACCATTCGATCGATAATCCATTGAACGACCGGCACTGCTACCGCGTTGCCCATTTGTTTATATCGATTCGAGTCAGCTTGGCCGTCTGTCCAGTTATCAGGAAACCCTTGAAGGCGTTCACACTCTGTCGGAGTTAGCCGGCGAACTACTGATTCTGAAGTTGCCATCATGTTGAAACGCGAACTATCACCAATGTTTGTCACTGCGATATTGCGCGAAATATCTGTTTCTTTCCAATTTTCGTCATTTTTTTCAGCCAAAGTTTTTTTGTAGGCTGTCGTTTCAGTCGCATTATTTATTGGAAATACCATAGGCACATTTCCACCCCCTGTTCCATATCTTGAAATTACTGTTGGCACGATGCCATCTTCATAAACTCGAACATCATCGACGCGTGTTCCGTCAATAATTAAAACGCCTGTTGATTGCTTAGTTCCAGCTCTTAATGTGTGATGTGTTTCCGCAACCGAATCGTTGAATTCGTCATAGGCTAGAATTAAAAACTGATCATTGCTTGTTGCCAATGTAAAACTTTTATCGCTATACATCAATCCCTTCCCCCCCCCGCACATCCTTCACGGTTTCGCATAATTACTGGCTTGCCTTCTTCCATAAGAATTAAAGCTGTTGCAAATGCTTCTCCGTTGTTATCCATCGCATTTAAGGTCGGCATTACCCCCCCCATCTTGCCATGTTTCAAAGTCGTCAACATTTTGTGCGCGTTTAACTTTCGTGAACCACAAGATCAGTTGCATCTTTGTAATCCCTCGCCTTTAGAGCGGATGAATTTGAATCATTTGCATAATCACCAAAACCGCGCTGGCGAAATGTCATTGTGTCATGCGCTCTTGAAGCGTTAAGAGTTGGACTTATTGGTTCGGTTGGGAAGTCGTAGAGCTCAAAGTTTCCAGCGCCGACTGAAGCATCGGTGGCAATGTTTTTTCTCTTCGATTCGCTCTTCGCAAGATGCCCTGCGCGGCCTTCGCTGATAGCGAGTATTTCTTCAGGTGCTCTCCCTGTGTTTCCAAGACATCCGACAATGAAGACACGCCTGCGTCTTTGGGGGACTCCAAAGTGCTGAGCATCAAGCACCCTGTATGCGACGCGATACCCGCGCTCGACCAACGCTTCAAGAACGACGGCCATGTCTTTTCCGTGATTGCTGGAAAGTAAACCAGGGACGTTTTCGAGGATAAAGTTTTGCGCTCTTGTTTCGTCAAGCAATCGGCAGATTTCCCAGAATAATCCTGATCTAGCACCACCCAGTCCTGCTCGTTTTCCAGCCACTGATAAGTCTTGACAAGGAAATCCACCCGTGATGATTCCTCGTTCTGGTTTGAATCCTGCTGCGATGAGTTGTTCACCAGTTACCCCCGTTATGTCGCCAAAAAGTTTTGAATCAGGAAAGTGCTTGGCGAGAATTGCACTTGCCTTCTTGTCTATTTCAACCGATGCAACGACTTTTACTCCAGCTCGTTCAAGTGCTAAGTCAAAACCACCAACACCAGCAAATAATGAGACAGCCGTTCTTTGTTCCATTTATTACCCCCTTGTTTTATTCTTGCGTGCGTGTAATCGGATTCGAACCGATTCGCTTCCCCGACGGCTACCTAGCCCACGCGCCTTCCCCAAGTGAAAGGTTTAACCCGGGAAATGTTTATCTTATATTGGCTTTGCACCAAGTTGTGCCAGCAACGCCACCACTTCTGGTGATAATGCGTCGGCTGTGACAACCTGCTTAGGATCTGCAACCGCCACTGGCGCTGCCGCAGGCTTCGCAGGGGCCGCAGCCACGAACGAGTTTGCCTTTGCCAAATCTGCCGGGTTGCTTGTTGCATCAATCAGGATCCACGGAGCTGACTTGCCTGGCTTCGCTGTTCCCTGTCCGATGCGTGCTAGAACCTTCTGACCGACTTTGTTCTTCAGCGCATTCTTTAGGGCCACATTGAAGAATAAAATGCCTTCGTGAATCTGTCCGGTTTCTAGATTTGTTACATTTACTTCGATTGCATCGGTAGCGCCATGCACTGTTTCGATGCTTGCCTTGTATTCAATCGGTTCGATGATCAGCAATTGGTTTGCTAAATCTGCAACCTTTGGCTGTATCCCCCCGATTTGTAGTTCTGCGAAGTTCATTCGCTTTCCCCCTCTGCTTCGGTGTTGCTTGTTTGTTGGTTTTCCAACGCTATTGGCGGATTGCTTTCCGCGATTTCTTTCATAATGTCCGAGACGCTTTGCTCGATCATGGCGTGGTATCTCCATTGCATGCCTTTGATAAATCTTTACTGAAAGGCTGGAAATAAGGGCAGTAATTGCAAAGCCGATCAGGGCTTGCAGGAATCAATTGCCAGAGTTCTGGACTGTTCTCAACGTCGACGGTTGCAAGCAATCCGTAAACAGTGTCAAGTCTGCCTAGAGCTGCAATCGCAACCGACTCATCGTAATCGTGAAGTTCCACATGCAGATCATCGAGACTGCCACTTGTAGGCAAATAAACAAGCGCGACTTGTTTGACTTCGGCTCCTTCTTGTGCCTTGCCGTAGCCGTAAAGTTGGACTTGCACGAGCTGTTGCTCGGTTGCCCCTTCTTTGCGTCGCTTCTCGAGTCCTGAACTGCCTGTGGTTTTCCAATCCATAACAATTCCGCGACGCTTGTCGAATAAGTCCACTGTGCCACTGAGATTGGCGCGAATAGTTACCTTTTGTTCGACTTCGAAGTCTTCAAGTTTGCCGAAGATTTCCGCCAGATGTGCATGGATTGCTGTTCCAACCTGCGCCGCCCAGTTTCCACCGCCCGGGATTTCATTTGCTTTATCCCAGTCGAGAAGTTTGTAAGCGATGCGCCTAGTGCATGAGTGACCTATCTCGGATGGCCCGATATAAACCTGCTTTGATCGTGGCGTCCATGTGCCAGCCTTCGTGATGATTGCTGCTAATTCATCGCCGAGGGCTTTACCTGGTGCGTGCGGTGATACGAACATTTAGTCGTCGTCCTCTTCATCGTCTTCGTAGGGCGTGAAGATGGGCGTCTCCGTTATTTTTGGTCTTGGCAGAATCGTAGGCAGGCTCATTATTCCTGCTCCACTATCGTGAATCGACGGCTGATAGAAGTTACTTCGAGCGCTTCGATTAATTGCTCAGGCAGAATCTCTCTAGCCTTCTTTGTGTCAAAGCGTGTGCTCTCCACTTTCGTCCATCTGATCACCGGACGATTTTGATACATTGCAAGTTCGGCATCGCCCATCGCAGCTTCTAAATGCGATCGGGCGATGTCGGCGACTTCGGCCCAGCGTTTGGCTTCTGCCTGCGCCTCTTTATATTGGCGCAGCCATTGGCCGATGCCATCGTCAAAATCGACGACGCCATGTTCTATTTCTGTTGTCACACTTCCCCCCTAATACCAGCCGTAGCCAGTCGTTGTTTTCTGTTTTGTCCAATGGCTCCAAGCTGCGCAAGGGCCGCCTGATCCATATTTACGTCCTATATAGGCTAGGGCTGCGATTGTCTGGCTCACTTCTGATTCCGGATGTCGCATCCCTAGATTTTTATATGTGCTGGCAAGGAGTTGACCCACGCCCTTTGCAGAGCTAGTGGGGTTATTGACGGATCGCCACGCGCTCTCCTTGCCGATTAATTGCGCGAAGCATTTATATTGCTGTGGCTGCAGCAATTCTTGTGCGAGCTTCTTAGGATCGATGTGTTGCATCGGTGTCCTTTTCTCGTAAACGACCGGTATTGCTGCCGGTGCTGGTGTTAAGGCTGCCGCCGCGATCGAGCTGCTCACCGTTGAGATTCCAATGATGAAGATGAACCGGCGGATTGAATATTTCTGATCTGGTTTGATTGGTCTTCTCGCTTTCTCGCCTTGTTTGCATCGCTGAAGATCCGGTAAACCTGGGTCACTCTGATGCCTACTTTTCTGGCGATTTCGTCTGTCGAGATTCCTTGATCGCGAAGTTTGACAACGCGTTGCTGCCTGATTTTTACCTCATTGCGTTTCAAAGGCAGGCCCCTCTCGGACGGCGTCTTGCCGCCCCAGATGCCATGTTGGATCTCTTCTTTGATGGCGTATGCCAAGCATTCCTTTCTTTCAATACAAGCTCCGCAAATTTTGCGAATGTTTGGGAGGCGATCTGCCTCTTGTTGTTTTGTTTCCGGGAAGAAATAATCGGGATCCCCAATCTCGGCGCATGCTGGATTTTTGAAGAGCTGCATGATCGGTAGGTTGAGTTGCGTCCTAATCATTGCGCTTTACCCATTGCTCTAGATTTTCAACAACCCAGGCCTTTTCAATTCCTGCGTTGCGTCTCTTAATTATGACGTATGCCGGCGGAGTTTGCTCGAGTCCTCTGGCTTTTGCATAATTCTCGGCTTCGGTGATTGCTTCTTCCCAGAACACTGGGAGTGAGATGCTTTTTCGATTTTTCAATTCTAGAATATATGTTTTCCCTGCAACGATGCAGACGATGTCGCCTTCATCTTTACTCCCGGCTTTGGTCAATCGTTCCGCAATTGCTCCAACCGAACGCAGCCATCTGATTACATCTGTTTCAAAGAGTGCGCCTTTACGTCCGTTTGGGTTTGCCATTTACTTAACAATTTCCAATCGTGGTGGTCTTGGTTCTCTGAGTTCTCTGACTGTAATCAGGATCTGCTGAGCCAAAGTTAAAGCTTCGTCATGGGTAAGCGATGCAATCAATAGAACCGTCTCATCGAGCTTGTTTCGATGTTTTGCATAACGATCGAAGCCCTCTTCGGTTTTGAGGTTTTTTATTTCTCCGTAATCGGCCAAGTCTGCAATGTAATCTGGATGGACTTCTCTGCCAGTTTCTTCTATCAAATCTAGAACGGCATCGCGTTCTTCTAAATAAATCGCTAGTCGGTCGTCATTGCCATGAACTGAAAATAAAGGCTCGCGATATTTCATTTTTCAAGCGCCTTCGCAATTTTCTGCTTGTTGCTTTCATATCGCATGGCATCTTTGATTTGTTCTTCGAATGGATCGTCTTGCCATCGCAATATCGCTGCGATGATAAATCCTGTCGCGGCTGTTCCTGCGAGAATAATAAGCACTGTCTGCATTTTGTTCCCCCTTTTGTCTTGGAGCCTCGCGGCCTTGTTGTCGCTAAGTGTGGGGGCATTAGAGGCTTCTCGGTCGTAGCCACGCCGTAGCTCCGCCCTGGCTGGGGGCATTTCACGCTCATTTGCCCTCTGGGTGTGGTGCGAATCACATAAAATAATCCTATATTTGTGGGGTCATTTGTCCATACTTATGCAATAATTCTCTTATCGGCAAGGAGCGAATGTCTCAGCCGGTGGGGGGTAATAAAATGAATCAGCGTCTATGGGTTTCAGATAACGGCGATGTCACTTGTGAAGAGCATGCTGGAGTGTATTTGCGTTCTTCAATCCAAGCAAAATCAAAAGCAGTCAAGCATCGCACTCCGCTTGGCAATTGGTCGCTCTACTTTACACATCTTCTTGGTGGCGAGAATCTAGTTTGCGAAACTTGCACTCCCTGGAATTCTCCAAATCATCCTTACAACAAGATAAAGGCAGGTGCATAATGCAAATCTTCAACACTAAAGTTGCTAGTCTTCCTGATTGTGATGCATGCGATGTCTGGAAAACAATATATAAACGCCAATATGCACATCCAAATGGAGAACGTTATTGGATGAATGTCTGCGTCGCCTGTGCTCGTAAGAATTCGGATTTTGAGGTGCAGTCATGAAGTTCTCGGATCTGTATTGCGTCTTCTGCAATGGTCGCGTCACGAATAATTCGCACTGCGTTCCTTGTTGGGAATATAAAGGCGTCGTTACTCTGTCGGAATATATCAAAATCAATGGGCATCTGCCCCGAGTCAAAGAAGAGGTGAAGTGATGGGTGCTATGAAATCTTTACTTATGGATATTAGCGAAGGGATGGAGCTGGCTGGTCGCAACCTTGTCGATGCGGCACAGGCCCAGGATCCTGAATTAATGCAGGCGGTCATGGTGAATGTCTTGTCTGCTCTTCCTTCATATCTAGCTGCATTGAGAGGCGAATAATGAAAATGGAACGCAAATATGTCCACCGACGCCGCGTGGTGGCATTCGTGATTTATCTACTTCTAGTCAGTCTGTTCACATACGCCATTCGCGATGTCTGCTGGGTGGGCGATGGCTACGGCTCGTGCTCTGTAATGATTGACGAGGTCGTTTCCAATGGCCGTTAAGAAGATGCGTTCTGTGCGTGTATCTGATTCCCTGTGGAATGCTGTAAAGGCTCGTGCGGCCGCAGAAGAGAAAACGGTCAGCGAAGTAATTGTCGATGCTTTGAAAGCTTACATTCGATGAGTTGGTGGAATCTGCTAATTGCACCCATTACTGGGATTCTTGCGCTCGCCTATGGTCGACGAATCTGGTTCTGGTTTGCCTTTGGCTTGTTCTTTGGTCTGTGGTCTTTTCTGATTCTCTTGTTACCAAGAAAAGAATTCCGACTTCCTGTTATTCCCGAGCGCTTCCTTGTCTATTGGGGCAATCGGGTTATTGCTAAGGAGATGCGATCTATCCGAGATCCATCCGATCTCCTTTAGCAAGAAATGCCCCCCATCGCCTTTTATCGGCAGTGGGGGGTATTTTTATTCTGCAAGCGCTCTGGCTATTCCTTCTTCCAGAGTAATTTTTGGCTCATAAATCTGCAACATCTTTATCGGATCGCCGACTCGATATTCGACTCCGCTTGGCTTTCCTGGGTGCTTCTTGATTGGAGCTAAGTATCCCTGCGCGAGCATAATCATCTCTGCGAGCTGGATGAATGAAGTCGCACGCCCGGTGCAAAGGTTCAAAGTTTGGATGTTATTTGTGATCGCTTCGAATGTGGCTGCAACAACGTCGTCGATGTGGATAAAGTCGCGGACTTGCTCGCCGGTTCCCCATACTTCGAACGGATCCATCTTGGCCTTGCCGCGTGCGATCAAGGATGGGAATGGGTAATCGAGCGCTTGGTCACTGCCGTAGCCGCTAAATGGTCGCAAGACGTGAACTTTGATGCCTTCTTCTCTGGCATATTGGGCCAAAGTTTCGCCTGTTAATTTCGCCCATCCGTAGCTGAAATCTGGCGTCCTTATGTGATCTAGATTGATATCGGGTTCCCGAAGTCGTTGCTTGTAGGCAGCCTTCTGCAAGTAGATTGGGTAGGCGGCAGAACTGCTGTAATAGACGAGGTGTTTTGGCCTAGTTCTTACCGCCCATTGAAACATGTCGCTGTCGATCGCGAGGTCGCTGGCAACAGCCAAAGGGTTGCCTTCAATCGTGGCGCGGCCGCCGACAATCGCGGCGAGGTGAATAACGACGTCGTATCTAGTGTCGTCCTTCTTGAAGAAATCCCTGCAATCGATTCCGTTTGCGATGTCGATGCCGGTGATGTCATGGCCTTTGTCGTCTAATGCTCTGTGAAAGGCGCGGCCGACGAAGCCGGCGTCTCCGGTTATTAAAATCTTCATATAAGCCATTCTGCCAGATATCTGTCGCTTCCTGATTCGGCCTTTGCCATTGCCTGGTCAATGCTAAAGACGAAGCGATCATCTGCTTCCAGCGCTGCCCCGATGTGGTGAAGGATCGCCTTCTTTGCGATCGGGAATGGGCGGCGCTTGCTCTTGCCTTCTGTGGGGGTTTCGTAGCTCTCGTCGTGGATAAGAGCGCTCTCCTTGATCAAGGGCCAAATATGAGCTGCAAGCCAGTCCTGATCTTGCGTGTAATAATCTCTGGCTTCTTCTGTTTCCTTCAAATCGTCCGGAATCGCTTTGGTTCTTGCTGCGAACATGCCGGCGCTGATCTGATAATTGTGGCCTGTCGGGTGATCTTTCATAATGTGGAAATCGAGGCCGCTTGCTAGAAATTCTTCGTGTGCAATCCGTTCTCGGTGCGTGAGCCTGGCATCCGCATCGCGGCTTAAAACCACGTCGAATTCGCGATCTATCAAAGCCTGAAATCTCCAGAGTTTGGCCCGGTGGTCTTCGGGGCCTTCTTCTTCTACGAGCTGGACATAGGGGAAGAGGCGAAGGGTTTGCTTAATGGATTCGGGAACGCTTGGCCCGGTGTAAAAGCGAAGCGTAAATCCTTTGAAATGTCTGCCTGCCAGAATTGCGTTCTTGATCGCACCGATCGTGTATCGCTCTTCGCTGCCATATAACGAGTAGGCGATGAGCTGCTTCATTGCCTTAGCTTGTTCTTCAATAATTCGTAGGCTTCGCTCTGAATATAGTTCTGATAGGCGAGCGCGTCGAATGCGTATATTTCGGTTGCGTTGACTTCTTTGTATCCTTCATCCCATTCGGCTTTGCCTGCAATTGGATGCATGTGCTCGACAATAACGTCGCCGATATAAGTCAGCGCCCCTAAGTCTTCGCCTAGTTTTTTCCAGAAGTTGTCTAAATATAAATGCTTTAATTTTGGCGGAACCATTCCATCGAGGGCTTTGACGATGTCGCTTGTCATTGCGATCATGGTGGGAAGTCGCTCGCCCTGAAGCAAGTCGTTTCCGTAGGCCAGCGACGGTCGCCTTTGCATCGCCTGGATAAGAATTGCATCCCAGCCGGCTGTGCGTGGGCGGTGGTCGTCGCCCAGGAAGGCGAAGTATTTATATTCGCCCTTCTTTACAATCGCACTCGCAGCTCTGTTGATCGGATAAGCCATGCCCCGGGTTTCGTTCTCGATGGTCATGCATTTGTCTTTGCCGACTTGCGTTTCGTAGGCGTCGCGCTCTGGGTCATTTGCATCAATGACGAAGAGGATGTCTGAATTCGTGGAAAGTTTTTCGTGCTCTGCCAGCAATTCGACGGCGTTGCCTGGGCGTCCTCTGGTGGGGACGAGGATAATCATTTCCTTCATTTGCCTGTCGCAATCTCACCGGCGATGGCGGCGTAGGCCGCTAAATCCACGAATGAATCTTCTGTCTCTGTTTCCATAAGGCGTGCAATTTTTACAAGCGCCATGCAGATTGCCACTTGCTGTGGTGTTATCTCTTGCTCGAGATATGTCGTCCATAAGTTTGCAATTCTGCAATGATTAGTTTGCGGATCGCCGTATGTTTGCTGGCGGTCTTTGGCTGTGAGTCTGGCTGCTTCTTGAAGAATATCCCCCCGATTCATGGACTACTTTGTTCCTCGTCCGAATTCGGTTGCTCTTGGATCGATGGCCTTCAGTAGTGGGCCTGCGATCGCTGCGATGCCTGCTGCAAGGTATTCCTTGATTGGGCGGTTTGGATCTGCAAGATAAAGAGCTGCAATTGCCGCTGCTCCTGCTCGCAGGTAGGTCATTACAATTGCTTCAAGTTTCTTCTTATCCATTTGTGATCTCCTTGAATTGAGGGCGTCCAAATCCTACGACGAATACCGTAAGCGATGGCTTTAATTTGCCGCGATTCTTCTTCTTAAATGCACGTGTCTTCACGCAAACTTGACCGCCGTTTGCTTGGCTGCCCTTCTTGTCTGGGCTGGTGTTTCCTTCAATTGTAGTGACTGTGCCGTCGCCATTATTTTTAATGACAATTCCGACGTGGCCGATGCGATCTAACTCATCTACTACAAAGTCAAAGAAGACGATATCGCCTGGCTTTGGATCTGCTTGTTCTGCAATTGTCCAGGCCTTCTTGTCCATGAATGCTGTTGCTCCGGATGGCGTGTATACGCAATTTGGAATCTTGACGCCGGCTTGCTTCGCGCACCAATTTACAAATGCTCCGCACCATGCTTGGTTTGCTCTTTGATATTTTGTCTGATTATCTTTTGGGCCTTCGATGTAGCCGACTTCTGCTCTGGCTACTTCTAGAAACTTCTGAAGTTGATTCATTTTCTACCCCCTGTTGGTTTTTTGTTTTCTAAGAGTAGAGTATAAATCTCATCCACTCTGATTTCGACTCTTGAAATTCTATCGCTTACTGAGCTGCCGCCGTTGGGTTTCAATTCTGCAAGATAATGCTTGACCAGCCATCTGGTCATGGCGATAAATGCTCCGCCGATCGTAAGAAGTGAAACGCTTAGAGCTGCATAATCCTGAGCCGTCATTGGTTGACTTCCAAAATGTAAACGAGGGCGGTTCCGGTATTAGTTACGGCCCATACTTCTGTCGTCGCTGGCAAGTGCATTATGTCGTGGCTGTTGTTATCAATCTTGGCTCCGTTTGAAGTGCTGACGGTGTTATCTCCGCCGATCCAAATGTTGCCAGATTCGTTATGAATGTGGACTTCCCTGAAAATGTTTCCGGTTGCCACAATCTTCGTAGGGCTAGTTGTTACTGTCACTTGCGATGTGCGCATGTCGTTCTCCTGGCTTCTTCTAGATCCCCGATGCTTCTACTTCGTCTACGGCGTCATCAATCGTCCGGGCTGGTTCCCGGGTGCAGTCGCCATCCTGGTATCCCATTAAAGGATCAGGGTGTCTGCTTCTTCGGCTGTTAACGGATCGCCGGCGATGAGCTTGGCCTTTGCCGATGCCTTAAGCGCTGCCTTTGCTTCGGCTGCGGCTTCGGCGGCTTGGCGATCTAGTTCGGCCTGTGCCTGCGCCGCTTCCATCTCTGCCACTTCTGCATCGGTTAGTTCTATCTCTAGAACTTCGCCTGTTGCGCAGTTAACTTCGACGCGTGTTGGATTTGCCATGTTTTCTCCTTATGAGTTCTTGATGCCGTATAGGTAAAATGATGAGTATTGAGCAAATGAGGCTGTAAATGTTATAGAAGTAATGGCTGCCGTAGATGACCAGAGTCCAGCAACAAAGCTGCTAAATGCGCCTGTTGCATTGTTCTCATTAACTGCATCAACAGAGACAGATTTGAAACTGCTTCCTGCATAATTAGGAATGTATATTTCATTATTAGAAAAGGTTGAAGCGGTTGCGCCTGTCTGAACTGAGCGCCCATACAAGGTATAAGTTGCGGATGTTGCGGCCGAACCTGAACCATTTAGATAAATGCTTGATTGGTTAGTGGTAACACCATTAAATCCAAAATCAAAGATTTCAGATGAACTGGTATTGCGAGAACTAACTTTTACAAGTAAATCAGTATAAGTTGCAGGAATAGCCGAGAAGGTAACGCTGGCTGCCGATGAGCCTAAAGTCTTTGCCTCTATTAGTTGATATGTATTAGCCATTATGCCGCCGCGATTCCGTAAAGGGTAAAAGTTGAAGCAGTTGTCCAATTATCCGAAGGGGCTATAAATGAAATAGTGTTAATTGCTGAAGTTGACCGCCAAGTGCAGACCTGAGCAGACACGCCTTGAGATGCTTCATTGGCACGTAAAAGAATTGTTTTGTAAGTAGTTGTATTTCTATAATTCATTAAGTCCATTATTACTAATTGAAAATTAGGCGAAGTAGAGACTGGAAATACAAAATCGGGAGTTGAAAAACTTGTCCCCCTTTGAGAACCAGCGGTGGAACCATTGCCCCGTAGCACAGTCATTCCGTAATTGTTACCGCTATCTACTGAACCATTGCCAACTCTAAAATAAGGATAAACTCCGCCAGAGCTTAATTGCAGGTTCGCAATTAAGCGCAAGTCTGTATAGGCGCTAGAGATGCTGGAAAATGTAACTGTTCCGCTTGACCCTGTTCCAGTAGTAGTCGCAATTGGTTCATATGTTGCTCCTGCAGCCATTGTCTATGCTCCCTTAATTCCGTATAGGGCGAAGTGTGTATATTGTTCAAAATTGGCACTTGATTCTAAAGATAATGTAACTGTTGTAATAGCGGCTGTGTTTTGCCATAAGCCGGAAGCAAGCCAGACCGTTCCGCTTCCATTTAAGTCAATGCCTGCTAGAGTGCGAGCTACTTTATATTTATTCGTATTTGAATAATCTAAAATATCCATAACGCCTGCACTATAAGAAGTTGCAGAAGCGGTTAAAATATCTAAATAAAAACGACTAACAGATGATTCTGCCCCTGCGCTTGCAGACGAACCATTACCAACAAGATAATGAGCCGCATAATTGTTACCGCTGTCGGAATTGAATCTTACAATAGTATTAGTATTTCCCGAAGAGCGTCTAGCAATTCCTCTAATTTGTAAATGCGTGAAGGTGCCAGGAATTGAAGTAAAACTGATGCTTGAACTTCCGCCCGATCCAACAGTTATCGTTGCAATGGATTCGTAGGCCGTAGTCGAACTTTTGCTCCTACTTATCGAGCTGGCCATAATTCCTAATATTGGAGTCATTACGCGAGGTCGCCAACCACTAACCAAGAATTTGCTGCAAGTTTGATTGCGCTCGCGGCTGAATTGACCACTCTTAACTTAGGCGTGGCGCTGGTTGCGCCGGTCGAAATCACAGTTGTTGTTCCTGGTGTTGTCGCCCCTATTGTCGGTTGACCTGCTCCTGTGATCCAAACGAAGTGGACTTCGGTTCCAATCGCAAAGTTGAAAGTGGCGTCTGTTGGAATATTAAATTGCTGCGTTGCAGCGTTGTTCATTGAAAATAAATAACCTTCGTCGCCGCTTGCAATTGTGTAGGCCGCAGTTTTGGCTGAATAACCAATTGCTATCTTTGGCGTGGTGATTACTGGGCTGGTAAGCGTCTTATTTGTCAGCGTCTGGCTACCAGTTAAAGTCGCAACGGTAGAATCAATTGAAAGCGTTACGGATCCAGAAGTGCCGCCGCCAGATAATCCTGTGCCTGCTGTTACTCCCGTGATGTCTCCTGGGTTGCTTACTGGCTGGAATGCTGCGCCGTCGTAATATTCAAGTGAATTTGTATCAAGGAGATATGTCAGCATGCCTTCTGATACCACTCCTGCTAAGGCTGTGGTTCGAGCTGCTGAAGATGCAAATACCATCGTAGTCTGTTGCATCAGAAAAGTATTTACTTGCGCTGCTGTAAGCACGTCTCCTGTTGCGAATAACTTGTATCCTGCTCCTGCCATGATTTCTCCTTATTAGTAACTGAGAACGCCTGCGACGCCCAGAATTCCTTGCGATGTGCTGTCAAGAATAAACGCCTGGATAATGGGTTCGCTTGTCAGTATCTTAGTGGTGAATGTTGTCCTTGTTATGTCGTGTTGAAGCCCTTGCACGAATAATTCGCTGGTGATTGATGTGGATCCTGGCATCGCCTTTGTAATGTTGACTAGGTCGAATATCTCCAAGTTAATGCCGGCGATGTTTCGGGCGACTTGGCCGTCGTCGACAAGGTTGAGCGTCATTGAATCAATGCGAAGCGTTGCCTCTTTGCGTGATTGCAAGATCATCGTCGCTTGATTAAGAGATTCGGTATCGCTCTGCACCAGAATGCCGGTTCTAGCTCCTGAATGGATGAAGTAGTTATCTATCGAAGTCTGATCGGTAACGGTCTGGTTTGTTCCATTCAGTCTTTGAACCGAAACATCATTCACAATGAGCGTATCATCAAAACTCAGGTCGATTTGGGCATAGCCGATTCCTGATCCGTCGTCGCTGAAAACCGTCGGCGTTGAGTCTGCGTATTGGCTTACGGTGCTTCTTGAGTAGAAGGTTGCATTTCCTTCGGCGTCAAGAAAGAAGGCCCCGAACTCCGAGGATTCTACGTTCTGGATTGCTTCTAGAACGGTGCGGTCTACTGTTCCCGGATCTGCTTGCATCGAGCTGTCGCCGGCGTTGATGTCTCTTTGTGATGCAGGCCAGTCGACAACGTCTAGAAGTTTGTTGATGCGCGTTCCGCTTAGTTGTCCTGCTCCGGTATCTGGCACTGTGCTAATCGCTGCGTTATTTAGAAGGCGAAAGCCATCAACACATTGCAGGATTACTCTTGAAACTTCATTTGCTCCGATTGCGAACTGGGTGTCGTAGCTGGTGATAAAGCCTGAAAATAAATAATAACGAATGCCTTCATAATCGGCCCAGATTCGAATTTTACGTAAAGGAATTAGTTTCTGATAATAAGGCCCGGCGGTGTTGGCAGGATTGAACGCGCCTGTATCGTCCTTAATTTCAACGACTGCCGTTCCTGCTTCGAACTTGTTGAGGATTCGATTTCGCCCTCTTCGAATTGATGAGCGAAGAATAATGTCGGTAAGGTCGACGGAATCATCCGCGTCTGCGAGCTGGCCTGTTCCAAGTCGTCCTTTTACTGGATCGTCAAGCGTGAAGGCGGTTGCGATAAAGGCTGGGCCGTTGACGAAGTCGATGGCGGCGCCGAGCTGGGGAATGCCTGCCATTAGAGTGTAATCGCGTTCTTTGTGATCGCCTGACCGTTATTTTGGCCCTGAAGAATCGCGTTACGGATCGCATTGACGAGGTCGCCTTCGGTGGTAACGCTGCCGTTGACAACGATGTTGACGGTGGATCCGCCCATCGATCCCATCCGGTTTAGTGGAATCACGGCCTCTGGCCCGGCTTCGCCGATCAGCGCTGTTGTTGGGCTGTTTACAATTCCGCCATTTGCCATCGGTATCAATCGGCCGAGAAAGTCTCTTCTCATAAAATCGTCGACGTATCCGCTTAAATCTACCGCTGGTTTTGATGGGATGTCTGGGAAAGTGGTTCCAGGCGTTCCTTGTCCACCACGACCAAAGCCTTTGAAACTCAGATTTGTTTCTGAAGGTGGCGCTGAAATCGTTCCCCCTGTCGCTGCCACATAATTGTTAAGAGCTTGGAGTGCTCTTCTCCATGATTCTGCTGCTTGGTTTCCTGGTGTCGGCCAAAGGTCAGAAGGCGTGACTCCTTCTGCAATTTTGCTTGCATAATTTGAGACTTGTATATTTGTTAAATTCCATTTGTTTGCAAGGTTATTGACTTCTTCATCTGAAAGTTTGCCATCGTTTAGCGCTGCAAAGAAATCGAGATAAACCTCTGCCTGTCTCTTTGTGACGCCCCATTGTTCTGCTAGGGCATCGACTTCTCTTGTTGAAATCTTTCCGTCGTTGACGGCAAAGATGGCAGTCGTGTATGCAACGACGGCGTCTTTGCTTATTCCCCACTTCTGGGAAAGGATAATTACTTCTTCTGGTGAAATCTTTGAGTCTGCAACAACGCCGAGCAGATCGGTGTAACGCTTGATTGCATCGTTTGCCTTGAGTTGCGCATCAAGGTTTGCCAGAAGGGTTTTGACTCGCTCTGATTCTTGCAGATTTGCCTGGCGAATAAGATTCAGGCGTGCTGCTTCGAGCTGTATCGGATCTGTTTCTGTTGTTGGTTTGATTCCAAACTTTCGAAGCGCTGCAAGCGCCTTCTGTGTTGCAATAAGTTTCGCATCTGCTGCGGTTTGTGCCTTTGTCTTTCCTGTGGTCTTGCCAAGATTGACATTAAGACCGCCGAGGCTTTTCATGAAGTCTTCGGTGGTTGCATTTAATCCATCGAATGAGAATTCTAAATCTTCACCCGAATTGTCTAACTCGCCCATCGCGCCATTTGCAGATTTGATTGCAAAATAAAGACCGCCAAGTGTTGCCGTAAATGCGGCAAGGCCAGCGGCTCCGGCTGCGATTGAAATTCCGCCTGTGGCTACTGCCTGCGCTGCGGCTGCGGCGATTGCGGCAGCTCTGATTGCCTTGTAAGCGTTGACCAGTGTTGTGATCGCTCCAACAAATGCAATGACTTTGGTTGCTACAAATGTTGCTGCGAATATTGCGCCGAGTGCCACGAAGACTTCTTTATTCTTTGCTACAAATGCAAAGATTTTGAATACTACGAATCCAAAGCCGACAACGGCTTTGATTGCGCCACTCATAACACCGACAAGCTTTGTGCCATTTTCTTCTAAGAATTTTTGTATTGCTGGAATAACTTTAGTAACTAAGGTTGTAAATAATTGTTCAAGGGTAGGTAGCAACGCTGTGCCAAGTGTTTCTTTGGCTTCGTCGAATGCAATCGCTAAGCGCTTCATTCTAAATTCGAATGTGTTTGCTCTGGCTGCTGCTGCGCCAGCGAATGTCTTTGCTGTCAAAGTAAGAACGGCGTTTAAGTCTTTTGCTTTAACCATTGCATCTGTGATTGGCACGCCTAGATTCTTGAGCGCTCTAAAGTTTCCTTGCAACGCCTTTGTTACGGCATTTGTGGCTGTGCCCATGTCAACGGATCCGCCGGCTGAGACATCCATCGCTAAACCTAGAAGTTGTTGCCCTGCTGTCAGGCTGCCTGTTACTGAGGCCAATTTTGCAAGCGCTGGACGAAGGTCGTCATCGACGACTCCGAATGCTCGCTGAGTTTGATCTATAAATACTTCGGTTGCAGCGATTGCTGCGTCTGTTGCGCCTGTGGTGTTTCTAAGTGAATTTGCCAGAAGCGTCTGGGATTTTTCGTCTGCGATTGCGGCCTTGACGGAGTCGACGCCAATCTTGACGGCGAATGCTGCGCTCGCTGCTGCGGCAATCGCAAATGATTTAGCTACTTTGCCTGCAAATTTATCGAAATTCTTGCCGAGCTTGTTGATGTCTCTGGCTGCTGCCTTGCTGCCCTTGTCTGAATATTGAGTGATAATCCGGGCGGTTACTGCGCCTATTGCCATGTCGGGTTATCCTCTCTCTTTATTTAGATTGGCTTGCAGGGTCTTCTTTGCGTCGTCCATTGCTGATCTGATATTGGCATAAATCCGAGGGCGATCACGATCAATGACGGCATAAATTCCGCGACTGGCTTTGCGGAAGCGATCGTTCATATTGCCGATCAGTTTGCGTCCGGTTCCTTCGCCTGGGCTTCTGCGTCCTGCCACTTCAAAGATAACGCCCGAGGCGGTCTTGTTTAGGAGTGCGCCTGCGCTGGTGGTGTAATCGGCTCTCACGCGGCCTTCTGCGCGAGTTTTAATAATGCCCTGGCGAATCGCTTGCGGATCCCATGCTGGCCAGCCCTGGCCACCTCTGGTGCTCTTGCGTGGGTTCTTTGCGGCTGTGGTGCGCCATCCACTCATTGGGGGTTTGTCTGGAATCTGCTCTTTGGCAGCTCCTTCGGCAAGACGCAGTTCGTCGTTGATAACTTTGTTCAATCTACGAGCTGCGTCTTCGTCGAATTTTTTCAAGGCTGCAACGGTTTCCTTGATGCCGCTAATTGCAACGACTTCATTGGCCATGTTTATTTGCCGCCTTTGCCTTCTCCTTTAGATAAATCACAATCGCTTCAAGGATGCCATCTGGTGCATCTAATAAAGCGACCGGACTTATTCCCGTCTCCACAGAAACTGCTGCTATTGAATATGTCAGGCTATCTCTGTGGATTCTGAATTTGGGTCTGTGTCCAGGGAAACATTTTCGAGCGTATCTAAGAAATCGGGGCCGAATGGTTTTACAATGACTCCGTTTGCTTTAAGCGCAAGCCACCCGAGGTAGTAGATATGCTCAAGTTTCTGCTCTTCGCCGATAAGTTTTGCTAGGCCTTTTCCATACTTCTGTTCAAAGTCGACGATGATGCGTGGCCGTAATGAGAACGTTTTTTCCACGCCATCAGTCGTCTTGACTTTGATGTTTAATCCATCCATCTTTTCCCCCTGTTTTCTTTAGGTTGTTGTCTTTGTAATTGCGCCGGAGATCGGCCAAGTTACACTTGCTGTCGCTAATTCACCGACGGATCCGTTAATCGGAGTCCATTCTGAAACTAGCGCCGAAAATTGGTATTGCGGATTGACTGATGTTGTTGTTCCTGCTACTGGCTTTGCTACTACGCTGACTGCTGTTCCAAGTAACGGATAAATTGTTTGTTCTACTTCTCCTGTTGCATAGTCCTGGTGAAATTCGAACGTTACGGAATTGTCTGCGAGGCCCGCCACCCGAGTTTTCGCAGAATTTCCGAAGGCCGTTGTCTCGACGATATCAAATGTCGAATTTAACGAAATGCTCGAAATATAATCAGAGAGATCTGTGCTTCCAAATACAACAGATGCGTTTGTTAATACGAGTCTTGCCATTATACGACCGCCTTAGTGATTGCTCCGGTTATTGGCCAAGTCACACTTGCTGTTGCCAATTCGCCGACGGATCCGTTTATCGGAGTCCACTCTGAAATAATAGCAGAGAAGCTAAAGCTTGGATTGAATGCGCCAGTGGCTGAGCCATTTGGCTTAACGATTACTGCTGCTGGTGTTCCGAGAAGTGGGTAAATTGTCTGTTCCACTTCGCTTGTTGCGTAGTCCTGGTGGAATTCCAGGGTGATTGAATTGTCTTCTAATCCAGCAACACGAGTCTTTGCTGCTGTTGATGAGAATGCGGTGGTTTCAATAACGTCGAATGTTTCAGAGAGTGTTACTGATGCGACCAAATCGCTCAGGTCTACTCCGCCGACGGAGATAAATGCGTTAGTTAAAACTATGCGAGGCATTATTTAGTCGCTCCTTCTTCTGTTTCGGTTTTGATGGATGGGGTTTGTGGTGCTGTGTTACTTGCTTTGATGTGGTTTCCAGCGATCAGAGTTTCTGGGCTGAGTCCTGCATCTTGCAATTCTTTTGCTGTGATTGTGTCGCCTTTGATTTTGCCGCAGACTTCTCGGCTTGAGATTACTGTATATGTCATGTCGGTTCCTTATCCGTAGATTGTTAGGCGGTATCGGTAAGAGAGAAAAGTATTAGATTGCGAATCGTATGTTCCAGACTCTGCGCCGATTACTCGCAATGTCTGGCATGTTCCACCGAGTGTTCTATCTGCTTCGATTGCTGCTTTGATAGATGTTGCTCCTGTGCCTGCAAGGTATCCATCGAGCTTGTCTTGTCCTGCTCGCTCTGAGAAGCGCTGAACGATTACATAAATATCCACATTCGCCAGGTCTAATCCCCGAGCGTTATCGATATCGAATGTAAAATCGAGCTGCCCCACGATTGCGCATGGCGGCGTCACTGGTTCTGGAATTACATCGTATGCGCGAAGTCCTGAAATTGTTTGCAGTCTTGTCTTGAGTGCATCTCGCACTTGGCTTGGTTGCATCGGCATTATTTAGCCAGCCCATTATTCTTGCGGAATGGTCGAATCAAGGCTTCAACGTCTGCATCGAATTTGGCGGTAAGTCGGACTGTGCCTAAGTCTGGGCTTCCTGCGATTCCGAATGGTGACTGGCGGCGTGTGAAAAGACGAGCTGCTTGGATCAAGGTTGCCATGTTGATTTCTGCTGGAACTGCTGTCCATCCCCAGACGCCTGTAATCTTGCAGGCCTGTGGTAAATAATAAGGCCAAACATATCGGCCGATTGCAAGAATGCGGTTGACTGGCCATCCGCGCTGTGGGTTATTTACTGGCTCGAGCATGTAGTCGCTGGTTGACCAGACGGTATCCCATGTCTGATTAAAGTTATCGTCTGTCGCGACTTGTGTGATGGAAACATTATCGTC